CTTCTATAAGACTGACTGGAAATACTTAAATGACCCAACTATGAGAGGTGGACTTCCAACAGGAGCAGGATCAGGACGTGTAAACGGACTACTTGTGCCCGCTGGATCAACTAGTGTTTATGACCAAATCCTTGGTAAAAACGCTAAGAGACCTTTCTTACATGTTAGATATAGAGCTTCTGAAACAGAAGACAGACGTTACAAGACTTGGATTACTGGTTCTGCTGGTGGTGCTGCAACTAGTGATGTTGATAACATGCAAGTAAACTTCTTGTCAGAGAGAGCTGTTTGTACTTTAGGTGCTAACAACTTCTTTATCTTCCAAGAGTAATACACTACTTAAGGGGGTGTAAAAGCCCCCTTTTTTTTATATAAAATTTAAATCTAATCTAATGAAAACTACTACTAAATATGTAGATAAAATCTACAAACTCACGCGCGACACAGCGCCACTTTCTTTAATCTTAGCATCAAGACATACACAAAGATTTCCTCTTTTGTGGTTTGATGAAGAGACAGGAACTAACAAAGCTTTACGATATGCAAGAAATCAAAACTCCCCTTTTCAAGAGGACCAGGATAATAATGCTATTTTGGAGCCTATTGTGTTTGAAAATGGATTTTTAACAGTCCGTAAAGAAAATCAAGTATTACAAAAATTTCTAGCATACCACCCTGGCAACGGAAGGGTATATGTTGAAGTGGACAAGGCAAAAGATGCGGCTCAAATTGTTGAAGAATTAAACATTGAAGTAGATGCTCTGATTCAAGCTCGACAATTAACAGTCGATCAAGTAGAAAATGTCGGTAGGGTTTTATTTCAACAAGACATTACTCGTATGACAACGGCCGAGCTGAGAAGGGATATATTAGTATTCGCTAAAAATCAACCAAAAGATTTTATGCTGCTTCTAGAAGATCCTGCATTAAAGATGAATGCAACTATTCAAGGATTTTTTGATAAAAACATTTTACAATTACGTAATCAGAAAAAAGAAGTTTGGTTTAACACCCCTTCAAATAAAAAGAAAATGTTAAATGTCCCTTATGGTGAAGAGCCTATATATATGGTATCTTCCTTTTTTGAAAACGATGAGGGTATAGAGCATTTAAAACATTTGTCAGGTTTGGCAAAAAACATGTAAATAGTACGTTTTAATTTTAAGTATCTTTGTTTTTTGTTTAACCCATAAAATTTTTAACATGGCAAAATATATTACATTCGATACTGCAAGTGACGGAAATGTTCACCTTGCAACAGACGGCATTCTTTATGCAGAAACTACAAGTTCAACTGCTGGAACAATATTTTTGAAAGGCGGAAGTCACAAATTTACTGTTACTGGAACAGGTTTAACTTCAGGTTTCGCAGCAAATGTAAACGCAGCTTTAGTTGATGCAGCGCAAACATCTTGGACTAATGCAGCAATTCCTGTAAGTACATCAGGAGGGCTTTTAGTATTTACTAGCGTAGCTGTAGCTACTATTTAACATTACCTTTTTATTAGGTATTAGAGAGAGGTCATGAAAAATTGACCTCTTTTTTTTTTACTTATCTTTGTGTAAAAGAATAACAATGATAAATTCTGTACGGAATACAGTTTTAGCAATCCTTAATAAAAATAATTACGGGTATATTTCACCGCAAGATTTTAATTTGTTTGCTAAACAAGCGCAGCTAGATATATTTGATGATTATTTTTATCAGTATAATCAATTAATAAATCAAGAGAATGCTAGGATGTCTGGAACAGGATATGCAAATATTACCAAGGGCTATGAAGAGGTGATTGATTTATTTTCAGAAACTAAAACTCTTGCACAAAACCTACTTAATCAATACTTTTTGCCATCTCAAAGCACTACGGGAGATGACTACTATTTACTAAATAAAATATTATGTTCTAGCGGTGGTGTTTATCAGGGAGAGGCAGAAAAGGTATCTAATAGTAAAATAACTCTTTTAAATGCTTCTAACTTAACTTCACCAACTATAACTTATCCAGCGTATAGTTTGCAGGGAGCTTTTATAACAATATTCCCAGCTCAATTTAATGGAGCTACGGACATACAAGCACAATATATAAGATATCCTAAAGATCCTAATTGGACCTATTTAAATGTAGCTAATGGAGAGCCTGCATTTAACCAAAGTAACGCTGACTTTCAAGACTTTGAATTGTCTCCAGATGATGAAACGTCTTTAGTATTTAAAATATTGCAGTACGCAGGTATGTCAATTAGAGATATACAAGAAGCGCAGTTTGGAGCTGAACAAGAACAAATGGAAGAACAAAAAGAAAACTAATGGCATACTTATCTGAATATCAATATTACGAAAACGCAGGTGCAGCACCTACAAATGCTAATTGGGGGTCTTTTCAATACGTACCGTTAACTGATATAGTTAATAATTTTCTTTTAATGTATGACGGGAATCACTCGTTAGTTAATAATGAAGAGAGGTATAAGATATTATTTCACACTAAGCGTGGTATACAAGAGCTTAATTATGATGCGTTTAAAGAAATAAAAGCTTTAGAGCTTAAGGTGTTCGATGATCTCAAATTTATTCTACCCTCTGATTATGTAAACTGGGTTCGTATTTCTTTATATCAAAACGGCTATTTAAGACCTCTTACTGAGAACATACAAGTAAACTCAGCTGCATCCTATTTGCAGAGTGCTACAGGTACTCTAAGCTTCAATGCAGACGGTACAGTGCAGACTACAGCGTCTACTTTAGATACACAAAGAAAAAATGGTTCGCAACAGAGCATTTACTTAAACCAAAACAATTCTAATGATGCTTCTGATATTGCCTCTGAGAATCCAGATGCATGGAAAGATTATAATATAGGAGCTAGATATGGTTTAAATACTGAGACCGCCAATTTTAATCCAACCTTTAGGATAGATAAAAAAGCTGGTGTAATAAACTTTGATTCTACAATGGCTAATCAGCAGTGTGTTGTTGAGTATATATGCGATGGCATGGAAGGAGGCAATGATTCACTAGTAAGTGTAAATAAGCTTTTTGAAGATTACTTATATGCTTACATTAAATATGAAATATTAAATAACAAATTTGGAGTACAAGAATATATAATTAATAGAGCTAGAAAAGATAAAAGTTCTTTACTAAGAAACGCTAAAATTAGAATAAGCAATATTCATCCAGGAAGATTACTTATGAATCTAAGAGGCGAGAATAAGTGGATTAAATAAAATGGCAAACATTCAAAGAAATTTTATCGCAGGGAGAATGAATAAGTCTCTCGATGAAAGACTTGTACCAAACGGGGAATACATTGATGCTTTAAATGTTAGGCTAGGTTCTACCGAAGGTGGGGAAGTTGGCTCTGTTGAAAACTCCAAGGGTAATACTAAGATGACTAGTTTGCAGTATGAGCAAACTGCTAGTACTACGGGGGCTGTTTTATTAAGTTCACAAGCTAGATGTATAGGGGCTTATGAAGATGGACAGAGTAACCGAATATACTGGTTTGTCCATGACCCCGCTTATACTTTAGGAGAGACAGGAAAGATAGATATGGTAGTATCTTTTAATCCTACTACTCAAAGCCTTACTTATCATATAATAAGTATTGATGACGGATTTGGTGCTAACACTACTTTGAATTTTAATCCTCAACATTTAATAACGGGTATAGATTTAGTAGATGACTTATTGTTTTTTACTGACAACATTAATCCTCCTAGGTTTATAAATGTAACACAGAATTATCCCAATCCTTTTTATGACGTAGATGTTGTAACTGCGGAAGAGTTTATGGTGATTAAGAAGCCACCTATTAAGTCTCCTACTATTGTGTTAAGAAGTCAAAATAACAATCAAGATGATTTTTTAGAAACAAGGTTTATTTGTTTTGCTTATAGATATCAATATGCTAATGGAGAATTTTCAGCAACATCACAGTGGTCTGAACCAGCATTTGATCCAAATATTTATCAATATGATTTTGCAACTAATTTAAATGAAGGTATGTTAAACACCGTAACTGGTGTAGATATTCAATTTAATTCAGGTAGCTCTTTAGTAAAAGGAATCGAAATCCTTTATAAAGAAAGCACAGATGATACAATTAAGATTATTGATAAATTATCTAAAGGTTTGCAAGGGTACGCTGATAACACAGAGTATACATTTACTTTTAATAATAGTAAAATTTTTACTGTTTTACCTTCCACAGAGCTTTTAAGACTATATGATAATGTTCCACTTAAGGCTTTAGGTCAAACCTTAATGGGGAATAGATTAGTC